GATCGGCAGACAGGTCATGCAGGGCGGTTCTAGGCGATCTGCCATGTACGGTTCACTGAACTGGCTACACGAAGACGCAGAACATTTCCTGACCATAAAGAACTGGCATGATATGCCCGTACCCGGTTCACAAATAACCATGCACATGGCTAAGATGGCAGACTTCAACTTTCCCTGTCCACTGGACATGATGAACATTTCCCTTAACTATGATGACTCATGGTTAAAAGACCCATTGACTGAGACATTCCGCAAAAATGTTAAGCAAGCCCTGATGACGGGTGAGCCGGGATTCTCGTTTAACTTTGGTGACAAGCAGGGGGAAACCCTGCGTAATGCCTGTACTGAGATCACCAGTTCGACATCACAAGATGTGTGTAACATTGGCAGTCTTAACATGGCTAACATAGAAACCCCAGAGGATTTCAAGGACATAGTACACCTAGCGTCCAAGTTCCTAGTATGTGGCCTGATCAGGGCTGAAGTTCCGTCCAAGAAAATAGAAATGGTACGGCAGCAGAACAGTAGGCTGGGCCTTGGCCTTATGGGGATGCACGAATGGTTGCTCAAGCGCAACTACAAGTACGAGATGAATCGAGACTTAATGCGCTGGCTGAGTATCTACGAGTCTGAATCAGAGAAGGCAGCCAACGAGCATTGTGATCGCCTGTTCCTCAATAGACCGAAGGGGTACCGGGCCATCGCGCCGACTGGGACCATAAGTTTACTTGCGGGAACCTCGTCCGGGCTGGAACCGATCCCCAGCGTTGCTTATAAAAGGAGATACTTGGTTGACGGTACGAAGTGGAAATTCCAGTACGCTGTGGACGGTACAGCACAGGCTCTTATAGATAATGGCATCAAGCCTGAGAATATCGAGTCTGCATCCGACCTAGCTGCTGACCCTGAGCGCAGGATTAAGTTCCAGAGGGATGTGCAGAGATACATCGACCACGCAATCAGTTCTACCATAAACCTACCAGCTTGGGGGTCAGACCTAAACAATCCAGACAAGGTAGAAGAGTACGCCAAGATGATAAGCAAGTACGCACCGGGCCTGAGAGGGCTTACAATGTACCCTGACGGGTCCAGAGGTGGGCAGCCTATCACCCCGATACCTTATGAAGAGGCAGCAAGCAAGCGTGGTGTTATCTTTGAGGACAACACAGAGGCTCAGTGTCTTACGGGGGTTTGTGGGATATGATCCCCAAAAACAAACGGTGGGTCAACAAGATGTACACCGATTGGGTTGCTACCCTACCGTGTGTAAACTGTGGACTTGATGGTGAAACCACCGTGGCTCACCACCTTAAACATAGGTATGCCCCTCATGGTGGTGGTGGGGTTGGGCTGAAGGCTAATGACTACCTGACAATGCCACTGTGCTTTGAGTGTCATTCATCGGCCCACAATGGGGATTCTGACATACTAGATTTCCAAGCGACATTTATATTTAATACCTTGCAACGAGCGTTTACCTATGGCATACTTAGTTGCAATGAACCAATCCTATTTGGAGAAGACTATCTTGATTGATTCTAGAGAAATGGGTGAGGCGTTAGACTCTATAGAGATTAACGCACCCGAATACGCAAAGGCTAAAGCTGAAAGAATCCACTTGGATGATTACCGAAAGGTGCAGCTTGCGCTATTGTTTGAATATGCAGAAGGCAAGACGATAGCGGAAAAAGAAAACTGGTGTCGGGCACATGCTCAATATAGGGAAGTCCTGACAGAACACGCAAACGCAGTGGAGAAGGAAACAGCACTCTACTGGAAACTCAAACTTGCCGAAACTCAGATAGAGGTTTGGCGTACCATACAAGCATCGCGCCGAAGAGAGGCGCAGATATTGTGAATTCAAACGACCCCTTTACGATATGTACAGCAGAGGAGTTATTGATGTCGGAAGAAGAAGCCGACTCCTACCTTCTTCACACAACAACGGAGGCCCAAATGGCTTACGAAATCGAAGACGGACAGGTGTCCGTGTTTGTAAATGACAAGGGGGATAACCCCAAGCGACCCGATTTTACCGGGAAGGGTCTGTTTAATGGACAGGAATTCCAGATCAGTTTGTGGAAGTCTACGTCCAAAAGCGGACTTGAGTACCTTAGCGGTAGAATCTCAGAACCCTACAATGGAAGTGGTGGGGGTTCTACACGCTCGTCAGTTTCGGCAGATGACATACCATTCTAATGGTGATCACCTACCCGGATGGTGAAACCGTCGATCTACTTTTTGATCGGCGGTTACACTCCTACAAAGTCGAAGACGAGATAGTCCCAAGTGCAACAAAAGTATTAGACGTAATCTCAAAACCAGCCTTAGTGCCTTGGGCGCTAAAGGTTGGGGTTGGGTGGCTTGAGAATAATATTTTCCACGATGAGAAATCATCGTCCAAGAGAACCAATGTGTATAAATCACAAATGGGTCTGGACGCTATCATCAAGGGGGTCAAGTCAGCATACCGTCAAAAATCTACCAGCGCACTCAACATAGGCACAATCACCCATGATTGGGTCGAGGACGCTATCAACTGGAAGTTGAAGGGTGGTGAAATACCGGAACTTCCCAAGCAGGAAGAGGCATTAAACTCCATAGACGCATTTAAATCTTGGGTCGGAGAGAACAATGTCGAGTGGATTTCAGCAGAGGAAAAACTATACAACCGAACGCACAAGTATGCCGGAACTGTGGACGCGAGAGCGAACATTAACGGGGAATACTGTGTAATTGATTGGAAGACTTCCAAAGCTGTCTACCCTGAGTACCATCTACAGGTTGCAGCCTACGCTAAGGCCGTAGAAGACATGTATGAGGAAAAGATAGACGCTACCTATATACTGCGTTGCGACAAGGCAACAGGGAGATTTGAGGCCGTCAGGTCAACAGAAATCGAAGAGAACTTCAGGGCATTCTTAGCAGCGTTGACGCTGTATAGAAGGCTCAAGGAGATAAGGTGAGTGATGTATCTCTGACCTCGATCATGGTGTTTCACTTTGATGCAGCGGTCAAAATGATGAATGATATTTTATATCACGGACTAGCAGAACCAGATGAACTGTATGAAATTTTACTATATAAAGAGAAGGATTCGGAGAGCGTTCAAGAGGAGCGCCTTTGGAAGGTTTTTCAAGGGTTCCTGATCAAACCAGTCGCGGATAGTGGGAAGGTCTTGCCCTTCTCTCCAGAGCTAAGAGGGCCAGATAATGAAGGTAATACCACACAGTGATTACATGGTCAGGAAGGCTCGCGAGTGGAGCAAAGAGGTGGGTAGCCTTAACAATTCTATTACTAGCGGTAAGGGCAATCTTGGTGGCCGTGTGGGTGAGATCGCATTTGCTTCTTATGTTGGGGCGGAGATCGCGGACGATTACGACTACGATCTTATCCTTAATGGAGAGAAGATCGAGATCAAGACTAAACGCCGGACGGTGCCAATCAAGGGACACTACGAAGTCTCAGTCGCGTCGACGAGCCTACACCAGAACCCCGACAGGTACGTTTTTATAAGCGTTCAGTTTAAGAGGAAGAAGGGGTTTAACTACTATGGCCTAGAGAAGGTCTGGCTTTGTGGTGACATGAAAGCGGATGAATACCTAAAGAAATCTAGGGTTTGGAAGAAGGGAGAAATGGACGAGTCTAATAATTTTGTCACCCTTGTTGACATGCACAACCTCAGTATAGATAAACTTGATCAATCCTTCTAGGGAACAGGAAGAGCAGTGGGCAAAAGATAGACGATACCATTTCGCTAGATTCTGTTGGGTCCACAGAAATAAAATAGCCCCCAAAAGTCAACTGACATGGGGGCAAGTCTTTGAGCGCAATGAAGGTATTAATCTACATTCTTACGCCCGTTCAAAAATGAAAGAGAAACAACGCAACCAGCAGGAAAGCAAGTGATCGCATAGCCTATCGGCTTTTCCTTTTTCTTGTGTTCCTCAGTGAAGTCATCGAAGTCTAGGGTGTTGGAAATCTTCAGCACCTTCTCATCTTGGTACTCAAGCCAACCCACCGTATAGAATGTAGGCAGGTGACAGTCTTCTGCCGTCACCCACCCATCATCTGAAATTATATCAACCCATTCTACGAGAACAAGTTTCTTGCTTTTTGCTTTTTCCCATGCGTTGTCAGCGGACCCGGAAGAATCCAGCCCAGCAGCATTGGAACTACAAAGATTAAGACTAGCAACCATCCACCCATCTCCACAAGTTTACCAAGTAAGGTAAAGAAATTATCAGGGGCACACTCAATCATGCCCTGCTCCGTCTGCAAAACTGTACCTTTCTTGGGTGTCTTCACTTCCGTCACCACATCTGCCACAAAGGCAGTCGTTGTGGCGCCCAGTATCGGCGCAAGCGCACCCCCACTCAATACAGTCCCCGCAAGAGCACCTGTCCCCGCTGCTATCGAGGTAACTCCTGCTTTCTTTAGTGTCGTGCATCCAACTAGACAGCAGGCGGTGGCGATGACCACCAGCCAGAAACCCAGCCTACGGCCCAAATTATTACGAGCGCACCCGCGCACACTAAAAATTTCTTTCTCCTTGATAATTCTTTCCATTTTTCCATGATGTCTCCTATAAAAAATAAATGTTAGCCCAAATAACCAGACCAAATATAGAACCAA